TGCAGCTTGCCATTTTGATACCAATGCGTATCTCCATCTGCCCATATAATAGCAGGGCCGTCTGTTCTGTGCTTTTTGCCATGTTGGTACCAAAACGTGCTGCCGTCTTCTCCTATTAGGGCAGGGCCGTCTGTTCTATGCAGCTCACCATTCAGACGCCATTCTTTTTGTGACGTCATTTGCGCAATCCGAAATCAAATGGCCAGCAGTACCCGCTCATTTTCCATAGCATTGCAGTTTCTTTATCTAGCACTATAGCAGCGAATTCTGCAGTTGTACATATCTCGCCATTAATCCACCAAGCGGGTCGGCCGTCGGCATAGTCCATAGCAGGGCCGTCTGTCCTGTGTCGCTTGCCATTTTGATACCAGTATTTGTCACCTGTTATATAGTCCATAGCAGGGCCATCTGTTCTATGCCGACGGCCATTTTGATACCAATATCTGTCACCTGTTATATATTCAACAGCAGGGCCATCTGTTCTATGCCGTATGCCATTTTGAATCCAAAACTTATCGCCGTTTACATATTCAACTGCAGGGCCATCTGTTCTATGCAGGACGCCGTTGTTGTTACGCCAAAACTTGTCGCCGTTTGCATAAGTTTCACATTGTGATGGTTGCTTTGTCATACAACAGGTTTAGCATCTAATATAAACAGTGTCAAGCAAGTTCGTCAAGGTCGCTGTGATATTGTTTAGTTGGCGTAGTGCTGTTCCAATACTTCCAGTCTGCCTTGGCTGCCTTTATTTGCTGCTTAGATGCAGCTACTTGTTCTTTTGTCAGGCTAAGTATATTCAATGCAAGTAGCCTGTCAATATCAGTTGCTAGTGCTGATGTATATTGCTTAACTTGCGCAGCTACTTTGTTTTTAGTCTGGCCTTTAAATACAATCGTCGAGTCTAGCACTGCATTAATAAATTCGATCTTAACTGTTAGCCAACGAATCAATTCTGATGCTACGGATAGCTTTAGTGCTATGCGCTCGTCTAAGCAACCAAGTCGGAACTTTACAAAGTCCTTAATAAGGTCAACAGGGCCGTTGTATTCTTTAAGGGCGCCGTTTTCATCAATTACTGTTAGGTTCTCGCTGTGGTTCTTTGATAGCTTAAAGTTTTTGAGAATCTGTGCATGTGTCCAATTTGCTGATGTTTGCTGCTTTAGTTTAACATCAAACCCGAACCCATCTTTATTACACTTGTCCTCGTAACTAACAATAAGTCCTGCATCCTCTAATTTGTCAAGCACCTTTATATAAGTTTCTCGATCAAATCCGTATGGGATTTCAGTAATGATAAGTGTTGTCTTTTTGATCTTTTTGTATGTGCCAACGCATACAAACCTATCAATGTCAGGATCATATTCAGTTGTTCCTGTGAACTCCGGAAACTCTACGCGCGGCACTGTTTTTATCTTACCGTTTGCAAGATACTCTTTAATTGCAGCAATAATATCTTGCTCGCTACGTGGGAGGATCTGTGTAGCAAATCCAGTTGCAATTCCTTTTGCCCCGTTAATAAGGACAAGTGGAATAGTAGGCAAATACATCCGTGGTGGCAAATGTTCAGGATCATCGTGCTCAGGCGATAGTTCAATGTCTTTAATGTACTTGTAAAAGTTAGGCGATACTCGTGTGTAAACATATCGTGCAGCACCTGCAGATTGTACAAGTCGCGTTCCTAAACTACCCCTGCCCTCAATGAGGCAAATATTGTTGCTCCATGTAGCTGCCATAAGTTGGCCTGCGCCTGCTGCACTAACCTCGCCGTGATTATATCCGTAATCACTTACGATTCCGCTGACTGCGCTGACTTTTTTGAATGCCTTTGCGCTGTTGACTAAGCTGCTATACAAGTAGAATCGCTGTACTGGTTTGAGCGAATCAATCATACTAGGGATTGCACGTTGTGTAACAGTGTACAACGCATAATCCTTCATTTCGTTATCAGCAAAATCAGTAAGTGTGTATTTCATGTTGCTTCCTTTACCTGTTGCCGCCTAGTCTAAACAATGCTACTAATTCAGGGTTTAGTTTAACAACACACGATGGTGGCTTAAGTGCGTTACTACCTGGCCCTAATGGCTTAATGACTGCGTATTTAACAATACGCAAGATTGTGCCTATTCCAAGTTCTCGCCGACCAATGGGGTAGGCGACAATATCGCCTACCCCAACATCGTTATGGAGTCTGTCTGTAAATGCCAATTTGGGTGTCCTGTCAAAATTAAAATTACGTCTGTAGTGCAATTCTTTAGACACCAATGCCAGCAGCAAGCAAGATCTCTTCGAGTTCAGAAAACGCAGCCTGCTGCCGCTCAAACTCTGCCTTGTATGCAACACGAATAGCTTTATTGAAGATGGGCGGCCGGATATCAAGTTCTTCTGACACTGCATCTACAGCATCCTTGAGCCCTTCTTTGAGTGCAGCAACATCAGCAAGGATGTGTGTCCCCTCTGTAACCAGTTGCTTAATCTTTGCTTGTTCAGTTGAATTAAATGTTCGCATTTGATATCCTTGTGAAGAAAATGATGTAACGGACTTACTCCGTTACATACTTATATAGTCTGCAATGCAAGCTGTCAAGCCTACATTAGTTCAGGTCATAAAAAAAGGAGCAGTTTATCGACATGCTCGAGGTCAATTCGTTTTGCGTAGGTTGAGATTACACCATATAACAGTTGACTTTCAAATCCGTACCACGCCCTGTGACAGGCCTGTTAAATTATTATCCACTACCACACTGTGATAGTATCAACCAATGCCGCATTTTTTAGCGTGTTGCATTTCACGCGTTGCTGTTGAATACTCGTTGTTCAATCTCCCGCCTGCCTTTAGAGCAGTTAATAGCCGCTAAGCCACTACGTGGTCTTTTCCAACAACACCGTCGGCCTTTCGAGCGTTCAGTGACTGCATTCCTATTAGGTGCAGTATTAGGCATCTTTCTTCAACAACCTAGGGCAACTTTTTGAATTTTATAAGTACAGAATTGAACTGTATACCTACTGATTAAAAATCAGTTGCTCTACCAAATGAGCTACATTAACCTATCAAGACGTATTGCCCTAAGTCGCTCCGAACCTTGTTAGGTACAGAATACAACACGCCTACGCTATTTTTCGCCCTGCTAGGAACTACTAAATCAGACTTTGTGACAAATGGAATTACCCATCTACCAGTTGTCTTAGAACCCGCCCTTGCCTGCGTAGACTCGGACTTAGTTCTTATCGGTTAAAAATAAGCATTTGTTATTTGGTTGCAATTGGCTAAAGTACCACCTTTATTAACTATCAGCATCTCTGCTTTCAAGTCTATCCTTTCGGACCTCATCACTAACTTACTGCGTGTGGCCTTGTTAGACCCTAGTAACTACGGATATTATCCGATTACTATTTTCCCGACTTGTATAGTTGGACTCTTTCAAGCGGTGGTTTTTAGGAAACCCACCTTTGGAGCAGTTACCTGCTTTACCCTAATGACGCCATACCGCCATATTCATTTTACCATCATCGCACAATGTGCTAGGTTGTTTTTTATTTACGTTTAAAGAGCTAAACAATATGTTCTATTGTCTTTTTGTTAAGTTTACTATAAGCTATATTGCCACCAGTGTCAACCGGTATTTGCTTATTCATTTATGTTTTTATAAGCTTCATCTAACAAAGATTCGAGCCGGTCGATTTCTAAGACCGCATCAGTGTAGGCAATGCAGACTTTACGCAAATCCGGCGGAGAGTGTGCATCAGGATCATAAAACCACGCTTTGCACATGCTGTACAGTTCATTCATTTGTTACCTCCGAAATTAAATGGCCAAGTGTAGCCGCTCATCTTCCATAGCAGCGCAGTTTCTTTATCTAGCACTTTAGCGGCAAATTCAGCTGGTGTCAACCTGTTGCCTGATATGTACCAACAATTATTGCCGTTTGCCCATATAATAGCAGGGCCATCTGTTCTGTGTAGCTTACCATTTTTACACCAACGCATATGGTCATTTGCATAAACGGCAGGGCCATCTGTTCTGTGTAGCTTACCATTTTTGTACCATAACTTGCTCCCATCTGCCCACTCAACTGCAGGGCTATCTGTTCTGTGTAGCTTACCATTGTTATACCAAAACTCGTCACCATCTTCATTTGTTCTACTACATATAATCGTCATTTGATAATCCGAAATTTAATGGCTATTCCATTTGATATTGTGTACCGTAATCACTACCCCTAGTACCACCGCGTAATGGCGTCTTAGAGCTATTTTAAGCGTCATACAGTGGTGGTCCTGCATTTTTATGTACTATGGTGGCGGAGATGGGTAAATCAGTGGTTACAGACAAATAATGGCGGGTCATTAAGCCCGCCATTATCATTACTACGTTTGCTTTTTATTTAAGCTGCGTTGCCATTTCTTTTGTATCAAGTGCTCGCGCAATGGTGTCTGTTGTATCTTTGTCGTTACGCAACTCTATAAAGCGCGGATGGGATAGCGCATAAAAGTCATTGCTGCGGCCTTTTGTAATGTCATTGCAGCAAACAGTCATAACCTGCCCAATAAGCTCTGCCCGCATGTTGTTAAACTTGACTAGCTGTTTATCTGTAAAGCCTGATGTTGCACCTTTTATTTTGCCGTCGTCTGTTTCAAAGTACATAGCGCCAAATGTTTTAGTGCGTTTGGTGCCTGCTTTACCTTCTTTGAACCCTGTGATTCGTACATCAATATCAATTTCAAGTTTCATCTTAAGTTGCTGCGCACTTGTTCCGTTTTTGAACACTGCATTTGCATCCTTAAGAATTGCGCCTTCAAGTCCTTCTGACATCCAGGACGAGCAAGCTGCTAGTGCATCGTTAAACGAATCAACAATAACAGTTTCAATGACATCAATGCGGTGCCTGTTTTGCACATCTACTGCGCTACTGTTTACAATATCAGTTAATGCGCTATGTCGCACACTATATGGAGTTGTTGCCTTGACCTTATTAAGGACGTCTGTGTATTCGCTTGGCGTTACATAATCCCAAAGATCAAGTACAATAGTGTCGTGGGGCGGACTGTCTGAATTAATCATGCCGTTGCCCGTTGCACGATCAAGTGCTGCTCCGTTTTCCCAAACTGTAAGCTCGCCAATGTAATGTCCATCTGGGCAATTACAAAGAACGCTGTTAATGTTTGGGTAATTGTAACGTTCGCCGTTACGTGAAGTGCTTGTTACTTCGCCGCCTGCCACCGAAAATTCCCTGTAAGTGCCGTCTGCCTTAAGTTGGACATATGCACCCTTTGGGTTGATTTTCGTGCTTGACTTTTTGCTAAACACGCCGCATCGCATATAGACAGGATCAACAATCAAGTTCTTAAACACTTTGTTGATATTTGATTTGCCCATGTTCAAACGCAAGTCTCGGTTAATAATTCCAGCAACAACGGGCCTGCTATCAACTGCTACAGTATTAATAACAGTTGTAAGCAATTCAATTGCAGCATTGCCTGTTACCAGACGTGCTGCAAGTTGAAATTCAAGTACGTCTAACGCTGTTGCAAGCGACATAACATTTGCAGGATTTGCAACAGTGTCGCTTGCAACGATGTTTTTCATCGAAATGCCAAACGTATATGTTACAGTGTCATACGCAAGTTTGAGAACTCGTTGCAATTCTGTGTTTGCAACATGCTTACGCAAGACGTCCATCTTGTAGTTGGCGCCGTTGTTGTCGTTAATCTCTGCTATAATGTTGTGCATGTGTGTGTCTCCTTCTATATAGTAATAGTGTATTCAGAAGGCGTTGTCAACCGGCATCTAGGTCAAGTTCGGCTTGCAACTCATCAGCTGCTGCGTCTGTGTCACCGGCTGCTTCTGCCTCTGCTTCTTCACATGCTGCAACAAATACAGTAGCCATATACTCATTGAGTGTAATGTCTAGCTTGTGTGCTTGCATTGCAAGCGCGAGCCATACCCCATTGGGCAATTCAACTGTGATTGTTTCTAGTTCATCTGGGTCGAACTCAATATCTTCTGGGTCGACGGGCAACGGAATATCAGTCATTTGCAATTTCTTTCAGTTCAAGTTTCAGCGTATATTCGTGACTTGCCACCATGTGCATTGCGTCTTCATATTTTTGATCAGCTATCTCATGTTGGAAGACACCGGCAGTTAGGCTCCCGGTGTCTTGAATTGTGTCGGTCATGCCATATGCAACATCTGCTGCATATCCAAATATCTGTTCAAGCAATGCAACGACAAAGTCAATAGGGGTTACATCGTCGTCATATACAACAATTGCCCATTTTGACGGTTCGTCAAATTTGATGTGGTTTTGCGTAATAGTAGAATATTCAGAATCTGACATGTGTGCGTCCTATTGATTTTCTGCGTTTTTTAGTAGTTCTTTTTGCCAACGTTTTTTGGCTGCTGCTTTCGCTTTTTTGCGTTTAATGCTTGGCTTTTCAAAAAACTGGCGCTGACGCATTTCTTTCAAAATGCCCTCAGACAGCATTAGTT